GTTGGAGGACTGAGTAACGTTGCTGTGTTTGTTTCCCCTCATCCATCCCCTGTTACTGCAGCATACGAGACGATGGAGAGATTATCCAAGGATCGACCAGGTATTACAATTATTCTTGGAGCTAGTAAAAAAGATAATGACTGGAAGCGCTGGAAAACAGCTCCAGATTGGGCTGATAAAAATAATCTAGACCTTGATATATGGTCTCCAGAAGAAACAGCAGTTAACGTCTGTATTGATGCTGAATGTCGACCTTATAGTGCTAGTAATATTAGAGATAATTTTAATGATTGGGAAAAAATAAAAGACGACCTCCCGATTGGTGTCGACCCGAAGTTTGTTAAGAATGTATTTAACTCACTTTAAGTCTCTTACAAAATCATAAAATTCTTGTCTTGTAAGATCTCCTTTATCTAAAAATGCACCTGACATTCTAGCAGTTTTCATTGTACTATTGTGCTTAACTCCTCTGATACACGCACACATATGATCTGCTTCTACTAAGACCGCAACTCCTTTATTTTCTTCACATACTTTATCGATGTGTTTATGGATTTGCATAGTTAGGTTTTCTTGTACTTGTGGTCGTCTCGAGAACCATTCAACAATTCTATTTAATTTACTTAATCCTATTACCTTTCCATCTTTGCCAGGTATATATGATACATGAGCATTACCTACGAACGGTAGATGGTGGTGAGAACAAAATGAATGTACTGTAATATTACCTTGAAAAACTAAACCATCATATTTATCGACATTATCAAACGCTGTAATTTTTGGTGGTTTGTTATAACACCCTTCTGCTAGGTCATTTACAAATGCTTTCGCGACTCTTCTAGGTGTATCGGAGCTATTAGGATCGTTTCTCCAATCAAAACCGAGCGCGTCCATATATTGTTCATAAGCCGCTGCAGCATTCTCGATAATTATTTCTTTTTCTTCTTCAGTCCGGGGTTGATTACCATTTGCGTATTGCAGTAATTGATCACTCATATAAGATCATTATACGATAGATAATTTATAAATCAACTTAATAAATAATTACATGAAATCTATTCTATTGTGTGGTGGAAAGGCTTGCTGTCCAGAAATTTCATTAACTGAGGACAATAAAATGGTTAAAATTATTGATGATTATGGAAATAGTGTAAAGATGAATATATCTCAAGCTCGTTTAATTGATCAAGCACTAGAAAAGCTATTAAAGGAGGAATAATTATTTTTATTGATTTATTAGCATGTATTGGTTTAATGTTTATTCTCAAATACGGTACTATTCTTAACCTTGCAAGAAATATTGTTACAAAAATATCTTTTATTCGAGAATTATTTAAATGTAGTTTATGTTTAGGTTTTTGGTCTGGTGTTATTGTGTATTTTATTAGTAAGAATGAATATATATTATTTCCTTTCGCTAGTGCAGGTGTGTGTTGGGTAGTGGATAATTTTAATAACGTTCTCCAATCGATTGAAATAAAACTTGATAAAGAGAATTCATAATATATAATAGTAAAAATGGCTGGTAAAGGAAGTAAAAGACGTCCGCCGTCGGACGAGGGTACGTATTATCTTAATTTCGACGAGATTAATTGGGATAATAGGAAAGAGGAAGATCCAGATGCGAAAGCCCGGGATCATATGGACATATATAAGAATCCTTTTAGTAATGAACGAGATAAAGACACCAACTGAGCTAGGATCCGAAACCATTTATCTATCAGACGATAAGATATTTTATACGGTTGAAGGAGAGGGAGAATTTGTAGGTTACCCTTCTGTGTTTATGAGATTATCTATGTGCAATTTGAGTTGTATCGGATTTAAATCTGAGTCCTCACCTCATGGATGTGATAGTTTCATTTCTTGGAGTATAAAAAACAAACTCACATTAGAGGAAGTAGTTGATTTGCTCGAGCAAGGTGGTCATAAAGATCATTTATATAATGGTGCACTATTAAAAATAACGGGCGGAGAACCTCTCGTGCAACAAAAAGCATTAATTAAGTTATTACATTATATAGAGTCTCGCTGGAAATTTGTTCCGCGGATCGATTTTGAAACTAACGCAACTATCTTACCAGATAATGAATGGGTTAGAGTAAGTGCGACATTTACAACATCTCCTAAAATGAGTAATAACGGAGACCCTGTAGATAGGCGCTATAAACCTGAGGTTTTAGAGTGGCATGCTAATAGAGGATCTGGTTTTAAGTTCGTTATTGATAAAGAGTCAGATATAGATGAAGTCTTCGGTAAGTTTATTGTACCGTTTGATATACCAACTGGGCAGGTTTGGTTAATGCCTTGTTGTGGTAGTAGAGAGGAACATATAGAAAAGGCTCCTATGGTTGCTGAATTAGCTAAAAAATATAATTTCAATTTTAGTCCTAGACTTCATTTACTAGTGTGGGATATGGCATTAAAAGTCTGAAGTAATAAATATTAAATAACATGAGGATTGCAATTAGTGGTACTGCCTGTCAAGGTAAAACAACTTTAATAAAAGATTTCTTAGATCAATGGCCGAGTTACAAGACTCCAAAAAAGACTTATAGAGATATTATTAAAGAGAATAATCTCGATCATTCTTCGAAGACTAATAAAAAGACTCAATGGGATATTCTCAATTTTATGATTGAGGAGCAACAGAAGTACAGAACTGGTCAAAATGTTATCTTTGATAGATGTCCATTAGATAATTTAGTATATAGTATATGGGCCGAGCAGCAACCAGATAATGACATTGATGAAAAGTTTGTCTCTAAGTGTATACCCTTAGTACGAGAGAGTTTTCGTAATTTAGATATTATATTCTTTACACCTATTACCAAAGTATCTCCTGTTGCAATAGAGGAAGATGATTTGAGAGATACCGACGCAGAGATTATAGAATCAATAGACAATATATTTAAAGCAGTACATAGAGAACATGAGAACAATCCAAAGACTACGTTTTTTATTACAGACGATAAACCAGCTATTATAGAGGTTTTCGGTAATAGAAATGAACGTATACAATTATTAAAGTTATATATTGACGCAGAAGGTGACGCGCACGAAACTGGTAATATTTTAGATGAAGAAACTTTAGAGGAAATGAAGAAGCTTCAAGAAGTATGGAAAGATGTTGATCCAGAAGAAAATTCCCTCATTAAAAAGGAGATGGAACGTAAAATCGCTGAAGATAAAAGGAAAGAGCGATTAAATAATTATAGATGAGTGAATATGATGAATTATGCGAACGATATATGGTGAGAAGAGTTAGATCTTTTTATCCTCGTAAGTTTGATTTATCTCCAGAGTTTGTAGAAGCCTTTAAATTAGAATATTCGCGTTTAGTTGAATCTGGTCAAAATAAACGAACGCTGTTTGAACGGATGCGCAAAGCATTATCCTTCCATCTTTGATCTTTGTAATATTTTTACAATATATTTTAGTATCTCCGATCTAACAATTTCAAGCTCTGTAAATGTAAATACATTTATGCCGAAGTCTATAGACTCGTCTGTATTAAATGCATCATATATTGATTTAAATCCAGATTTATTTCCAATGTCACTTTGTTGAGAGTCTCCAATAACTATATATTTTGATTCATGACCAAATCTAGTTAAAATAGTTGTTAGTTCCTGTCGAGTTAGATTTTGTGCTTCATCAACTAATACACACGCATTTTTAAAAGTTAAACCTCTAGTATAATTAACAGGATGACACTTAATAAAGCTTTCTGACATAAGTGTATTAATCGTAGACTTATCTAATAGCTCATTTAGCTTTTCTAATAGAGGAAGGCTCCATGGTAGAAATTTTTCTTCAACCTCACCAGGTAGTGATCCCATACTCTTTGATGCAGATTCTACGATACTACGGATGTATACTATCTCTTCTATTTTCTGTGTGCGAAGTAATTGAAGCGCGATATAGACTGATAAATACGTTTTTGCAGACCCAGCTGGCCCATCAATTAGAGCCATTTTACATTTATCTTTAAAACAAACATCTAAGAAACTATCATGAACATCTGTTAAGTTATATTTTTGTTGTATAGAGAAATCAAGAAATGTATTCTTTTCTATACTATCGGTGATCTCTGTTTTATTAATTTTTGTTTTCTTATTAACACGCTGTCCGTTCATAGACGTCTTTTTTGATGATGCGGTCGTAGTACCACGAGTTCTCTTAGCCATATCTGTAAGTATTTATTTGACTTTCAATGCTTTACAATTATAATAATTAAGGTGAACATATTATTAAGTTGTCTTAGTTATAGAGAGTATACTGGTTCTGAGATATATTTTTATGAA